GTGATTTATATACAAGAGCATTTAACTGAACATCACGAACACAATAGTCCAACATCTGTGTAGAATAATTTTGATAGTCTTCAAAGTTAATTTTAGATAGACCAAGTTTATATCCCCACTTCTCTAAACTATGACCACCCTCTCTAGTAGGGTTAAACAATCTAGAAAGAACAAGAGTATCTATAAGTTCTTTGTCTCTAATTTTTATACCACCAAACTTTTCTACCATAGGAATATCAAATCCTATAATGTTATGACCTATTAACCTATCTGCTTTAGATAAAAATTCATAGCCTTCTTGCAAGTTGCTTGGAGGAAACTTAAATATTTCTCCAGAGTTTACATCTTGTGCTACAATACAATGTACCTTAGTTGCTTTAAGGTCATCAGTCTCTATGTCAAATACTAAATCCATAATTAAAATGCCTCATCTAAACTATCATCAAAGGTAATATCTTCATCTGTTAGTTCAGATAGTCTACCTGTTTCAGAGTTGTAAATAACCCTAGCTGCCATACCAACATCGCCTGTGTATCTAGATTTTAATACACGAAGTCTTGTAGTCCTAGCTTCATCAGGGTCATCTGATTGTTGATTACGTTCTAATGCTATCACACAATCACTAAGTTGTCCAATACTATTTGAACCTCTTAGATGAGATAGAGATACTTCAATACCGTTCTCATGTCCTTTGTTACCATCAACTCTACGTAAGTGTGAAACCAAAATGATTCCTGCACCTGTCTCTTCTACCAAACTTCTAAGTCTAGTCATGATAGAATCAATAGCACGTCTCTCATCTCCTTCATGCACAGCACTAACTAACATATGTAAATGGTCAACGACCACCCACTTGCAATCACATCCTATAATCATGAATCTAAGTTTAGTAAAGATATCATCAATGTCATTCGTACCAAAGTGTGAATGAACCCATACTCTATTCTTGTTCTCACCATCATAAAGTATATCAAACATCTTATCTAGTTCTTCTTTAGAAAACTTCTCACGTTCTTGGTCAACGTACAACCTAGCATTAGCTTCAATAGATAAGATACCATCAATGGTTCTTCTCCAATCTTCTTCTAGTGCTATGATACCTACGTTATCAGTAGTGTTCTTAATAAGATGATGTTCAAGTTCTCTTGTCACACTTGACTTACCAAGACCAGTACCACCTGTAAGTGTCACCAGTTCTCCTGCTCTAAGACCATACAACTTCTTGTTAAGTCCTTCATAAGGATAAGGTACGCTTTGTTTCTTCTCACGATTATGAAACTTCTCACGCTGTTCAGAAACATTTATAACACCAGAAGGTGTATAAACTTTACTAGCCCACCAAGCTTCAACAAACTCTTTATGTTTGTTGTTTCTTAGCATGTCGTTAGGGTCTTTCCAACCATTAGGAAGCGTAACTATTCTAGCTTTCCCGGGCTTGAAAAGCCTAGCAACTTTTATACTAGCTTCTTGTCCTGCCTTATCTTTATCAAAAGCAATGATAACATTTTCAAAGTCATCAAAGAACTCTAAGCTTTCCTTGATATCTCTGACTGCACCGTTTGCTCCACGCTTGATAGATACTACAGCCCACTTAGAACCAAGCAGTTCATAAGCAGCCATAGCATCACACTCACCTTCAGTAATGGTAACGTACTTACCACTCTTGAAAAGTTGTTGACCAAACAAACCTGTATCATTATAACTACCAGATACAAAGAAGTCTTTGTCCTTACAGTTCCTAACTTTAGTAGCTGATAGCTCGTGTCCATTGTAGTATGGGTAAAAATGTTTAACGACATTACCTTGTAAGTCATGTACACATTTAACTCCATACTTCTGAGCAGTCGGCATAGAAATCTTTCTGTCCGTAAGGGCTGAAAACTTTCCTTCTCCTACTACATCAGGTTGTTTAGTCTGTACTGTTGTTGTTTGCATATCCTTTCCTCCACATGCGTTAGTATAACTAGGCATGAACTCTCCACAACTGAAACACTTTGCTGAATCATCTTCATTGATTCCAACAGCATCACTGCTATCGCAAAGTGGACAAGGTTGGTGTAGTTTGTCCCAAGTTTTATCCATGTTAGCCCTCACTATGAATTAAGATTCGTCTGATTCTTCTACAGTTTCTTCAGTCTCAGTTTCTTCTTGTTCAACTATAGCTTCAGGACTATCCTTTAGTACAGCTTCAAGATTATTCTGATGACCTTGTGAAGCATAGTTCAAAGCTTCGACCAGTACATTCAAAGTACCTATCTTACTGATAGATACATTAGCACCTTTTCTTTTTTGTTCATCTTCAATCTTTGAAACATCATAGACTGATTCGCCATCGTCATTCTTAATAGTAATAATCATATTAAAATTCCTCGTTGTCTGAATCTTGTTCACCATATTCAATTAAGTTATCTACTTTAACAGCCATAAGTTCTGCAAACCTACCAAAATCATTTTTATATGGTTTGATTTTAACAGTCACTTCTGAACCATTACCAATAGTAACGTCCATAGAATTACCATCAGCATCTACTAACTTAGGTGCTGTATTAGCTGACCCATCATTCCTTGATGCTCTCTTACTAAAAGTAAAAGCAGGTTCTTCATACTTTAGTTCACCTGTTCTTGTTCTGACTTGACTAAGTCCTAATTCTTCAAGCTTAGTTGCTGTATCAGAATCAGTAAGAACAGTGATGTTATACTTATGAGGTTCATACCTCGTTTGAGGGCTAGTCACGTTGGCATACATTGACTTCCCTTTTACATACTCATACATAAAATTCCTCCTTTTAGGTTGTATTAAGTTTTGCAATTATATCATGGATTAGATTTTTTGTCAAGCCTTTTCTGTCTTCTTCTTGAATTATTTCTATCTCGTGTAAATTGTATAGCACTTTGCAAGTCTTCCCATAACTCATCAAGTGCTTGTTTCTTTTGTTCTTTATTAAGTCTTGTAATGATTTTGATATCAGACTTCTTAGGTATCCACGTGTCCCAGTAAGCTTTGTCGTTCATTGACAAACCTGCCCATGTCCAACCTATCTCTTTGTCTAGTGTTGTTGATTTAAAATAAAATTTCATAATAACCCTCCAGTTAAAAGTGGGTACTTTAAAGTGATACCCAGCACTCGAACATTATCTTTTATAGACACCGAACGACTGTCTTTTTACAAGGGAAGGTAATCGGTTTAGTTCTCATCCCATTTCATCTACAACCTTTTCAAGAAAGGATTTTACAGTAGCTCGAACACCTTGTAAAACTTAGTCTGGTTTTAGTGGCACTAGACCAGAAACTAGCACGATATAATCGTATGCCTTCAGGTTCAGGAAGGTTAGTTGAGGGCTACACCCTTAGACATACCTGAATAAGTGGCTATTATACCACAGCTAACCCTCATTGTCAACCTTTAAATTTAATAATTTAACTTTATATTCATCTTTATTCCACACAACTTCGTAAGCTATCTGGTCTGTCTTGTTATCGTGATTATATTTAATAACATAATCTTCCCATGCTCTAAATTCTTCCTTACTCATTGGAGTTAGTTCAGTATCTTTTATCTCCACCATGTTGGTTTCTCCCTATTCTTGTTCCATTGTGCGTAATGTTTCTCGTGTATCACATAGTCCCTGTATGCTACGATAGGGTCACTATCTTTGTATACATCTGGCATAGCCTGTGCAAGTGGTGTCATACTTGTATGTGTAATGTTATCAGGCATCTTACTTAAAGGCTCTTCAAGTTTTATAATACTTGCATGAGTCTTACCATATCTGTAGTTGTATTCCATACCAAGTGCTAAGAAATGTCTATACAACCATGAGTAATTACTGCTTGACTCTCTTGCCCAGATAGTACAAGGATGATTCTTGTATGCCTCCTTGTAAAGTCCTACACTATCTGCATACTCATCACCATCTAACACTCTATGTGCAGTACATAACATTTGTGCAGTTTCAAGTGGCATCTTCACTAACATCTTATCTGGCTGTGCTTCTGCTGAAACTATTGGACACTCATCAAAATAAAATATGTTCATTTGTTTTTGTCCTCTCTATCCATAAGTATTATTCCAACACCTGCTATACATACTAACATAAATATTATTATAAATGCAAGACCTATTACTTCGCCTATCATTTTCCTTGACCTCTATATTTCTTATGGTTAGCTTTTGTATTCTTGTTCATAGTAGAGTAGCCAACATTCCTTCTACCTTGACTCGTTCTCTTACCCCTAACACCAGTAGCTGAAGTATGAGTTTGTTTAAATGCTTTTGATTTAACTGCCATATCTTAGTATCCTCCTGTATTCTTTGTAATCCTTTACAAGTTCTATAATGTTATCATCTTTCCAAGCTTGAAAAGTCTTTTGAAAATCATTATATCTTAATGATTCATCACAATAATCTCCATACTTTCTCATGATAAACATATCTATTTTTCTTACATTCATAATTGTTATCCTTTATTATAAAATATTAATATAATATAAAATATTAATATAATTAATTATTAATTTTGTTTATGTTTAAAAAGTTATAAAGATTGTATCATAAAAAATTACAAAAGTCAATACAAATTATGAAAAAATCTTAACTAATTCTAAGCCTCTCTAAGGGTAGGTTAGTCAATACCAATACCCTCGTATGACTTGGTTAGATAACTGCTCACCATGTAGCTCATATGCTCTTCTATCCTATGTATAATATCTACTTCTGATACTTTCATTGGTTCGTCCCATGTTCTTATGTCATCATAAAGAAAGTCAACAAATGTTCTAAACTTATTAGCCGATAATTTATTGATGATATATTCTCTGGCACATATGTCCTCTAGTTTTTTGTATAATGTTCTGTTCATTTTACCTCCCAATTAATATCTGATTTTATTTTAACATGTTTTAGTATCTTTATGTCTTTTAAATGTAAACATTTTTCATTATTCATTTTCCATATAAATGATTCACATCTTACTTTGACATGGCTGTTGTTTCCTAAATAGTAAGGTAAGTTCATTACTAAATTATTTTGTTTATCATAAATCTTAACGTCTAATTCTGTATAACGTAAAGAAATCAACCCTTTATCTTCTTTATAATTATAAAATTTATTTTCTTTTACAATTTCTAAAGATTTTTTATTAGGAATTAAACATATACCATATGCACCCCATTTATCTTTTTTATTTAAGAATGCCCACATAACTTTACCTTCTAGTATAATATGTTCATCACTCATCATCTTCCTCCCAACATCTAGTATCATCAGATATTTCAGTACTTGTAATTTCCCATTGCAATCTTTTACCAGACTGATAATGTTCTGCTATCTCATTATCATCACAATCTTCTTCATCATAATCATACTCATCAAAATGATTATCAGGTAGTTCCCATATGGTTTCTACTGTTTCTATTACTTTAAGTTTCATGTTATCTCCTGTATATACACATCATCATATCCTTGCTCAATCCATTCATCATAGTGTTCTTTTGCTCTTTCATAGGTAGTGTAGTAATCATCACACCCACCAACCCATACAACATATTTATAATCACTCATCATCTTCCTCCCATGTTTTTACTTCTGTTATTTCTAAGGTATCTTTATACACACCCCACCTATCCCACATAATATCTATAGCATGTTCTTTGCTTTCAGCATAGTCATCTAAAGAATCTATCTGAACAGTTGTGCTTACTGTTATCTCATATACTTTCATAAGTCTCCTCCTCTATGTCTGCAAGATACTCACTCTCATCAGCTTCTGTGCCTATGAGATGTTGTCTCCTGTAGTGGTTATCAACTAAGTTATCTATCATCTTTTCTAATTCGTCCATGTTTACTCCTTATTATATATGCATTAAGTCATCTACAAATTCTGACATAATCCTTTTGAGTTCGTCAAAATCTTTAGCGTCTCTTATAGTTTTTCTATAGTCTTGAACACATCTTTTATTTGTTCTACTGTCATAAGTTCTATAGGCTAATGCTTCTTGTATTTTTTCTTTGATTGTATACACAATCTTTTTTTCTAATTCATGTTCATTTAATATGCTCATATTATCTCCTAAGTAAATTGGTCATAAAATTCTTGTTCTGCTATGAACTGTAGAATCTCATCTCTATCATCATCTTCATGCAGTCCATACAAGTATGCTACATTGCTTATCACATCATCAATCAGTCCTGCTTCATCATCTGCAACAACATCTTCATAGAGTCGCTGTAGTGTCTCATCATTTATTTTGTTTGTCATTATATCTCCTCATTATAAGTGGTTTTTATACTAACTGTACTACATCAATAACAAAGCCTGTATAATCCTTCTTGGCTTGTCCCTTTGCCTTTAGTCCTACCACGCTGTTAGGCTTGTCAAGAAACCTCATGTCGTGGGTGTCTCCATCTATCACTTCTAGTCCCTTGAACATGCTTGGCAAGTCCTTAGTTCTAAACACTACTGCTTTGTTGTTCGGTACTTTGTCGAACATCTTCGCGTATTTGTCGTTGGCTTCGCTATAACTCCATGTTAAATGATAGTTGGGTATATTGTCAACCTTTCTCGTTGGTATCTTTGTATAGTCATAGAATTGTACATTTGGAAACATCTCAAAGATATTTTGTCCGTCTATGTCTATCTTCTCCCATTGTATATCACTCGTGCCATTGAGTCTTATAGCTGGTAGTTTGTCTTTTCTCTCACATGCTCGTATAAATTTCTCAATGTCATGCACCAGTTGTCTCATGAACTCGTCTCTATCATTTAGAAACAAATCAGTTTTTCTTTGTCTAGCTTTTTGGATACTTGGATAAACTCCGCCTAATCCTGCTGTATTCAAACATGCT